TTTATTATTTTTAATATAGATTTTAAGACCATAGTTTATGTTAAAATAATTTTAGAATAAAAAAGAATAAAAAAAAGAATAAAAAAAGAATAAAAAAAGAATAAAAAAGAATAAAAATAATTGTTTAAAGAATATAAATATATAAATATATAATATAATATGGTATGGTATAAGTGTAATGTATGTAATATTGATACAAATTTAAAATCTAACTATAATAGACACCTAAAAACTATAAAACATATTAGAAATGTAAACAATTTGTGTAACAAAAAAAACAATCTGGAAAAAGTATACACAAAGTATACACAAAGTATACACATGGATACACAAAGTATACACAAAATCGAACATTTTTGTGATTTATGCAATAAAAGTTTTAGTTCTAAACAGAGTATGTATAGACATAAACGTATGTATTGTAAAGCTACAAAAGAAAATAATAATTGTATAGATCAACTTAAATCAATGATTCAAGAACAAAATCATCATATTAATAAATTAATCGATAAAGTTGGAACAACAAATATAACAACTAATAATATTCAAAATAATATTCAATTAAATAATTATGGTAAAGAAGATATTAGTTATATAACTGATACTATGAAATCTAATTTATTAAAAGGACCATATAATATGATTCCTAAACTTATTGAACACGTTCATTTTAATGATAATAAACCTGAAAACCAGAATATATTATATCCAAATAAAAAAGAAAATAAAATTAAAATATTTAAAGATAATAAATGGATTTATAAAGATAAACAAGAGGTGCTTAATGATCTTATAGATGGAAAATATTTTATATTAGATAGTCATTATGAAAATGTATTAAAAGATAAATTTAATAAATATAATAAAAAAATATATGAAACTTTTAGAGAATTATTTGATGATAAAGATGTTGCTCTTCATGAACAACTAAAAAAAGATTGTGAATTAATGTTACTTAATAATCGTTAGACTCCTTTTTTATAAATCATGCCTAATCTTTTATGGGATCGACCTACATATTTGTTTCCTTTATACAGAAATGAAGTTGCTTTTGTTCTTTTAGCTTCAAGCATTTTTTTAAAATAGGCATTAAGTTTTCGTTTGGAACGTTTTTTTTTAATTACGGATCTTTTTCTACTTCTAATCATTTTTATAGTATACTAATATATTTTAATTTAGTGATAATGATAATTTATTAAATTTAAAAATAGTAATTAATAGTATATGGACCACAATGATACTATTAATGATAATTTAGATGAAGAAACTAATAATTTAGATGAAGAAACTAATAATTTAGATGAAGAAACTAATAATTTAGTTAAACAAACGAGTATTATTATTAATAATCTTAATTTATTAGATAAAAATATATATAAAATTAAAAAGAAAATAACTAAAGTTAATAAACTTTATTTACGTTTAGAAAAAAATAAAATTTTAGTAATTGATCCAAATTCTAATTATTTAAAATTTCAATTATCTGTATTAAAAAATGAATGTATTTATTATAAAAATTTGTATACATTATTGTTGAATAAGTATGCGAATGAAATATATGAATTATCTGAATATATTTACATGATTTTAGTCTCATTAAATAAATTAGAAATTGAGAAAGATGAAGAAAAAACTAATATTTGTAATAAAATAATTCATATAAAAAAAACATCAATTATAAGTTATGGTAAATTAAATGAAATTATAAATAGTGTTATTAATAATCTTAAACTAATAAATGATTATATTAAATTATTTGATAGTTATATTAATAAAATTGTATCTAATAATAAAGTTCAAAATGTTCATAACAATACATATGAAATATCTATAAAAAATAAAAAAGAAAGTATTATTTTAGAATATAATAAATTTTATAATAAATTTTTAAAAATTGTATCTTATTTTAAAGAATGTTCTGATTGTACGATTGATCAAATTGATAATTCAAAATTATTAAAATTTTTTTTAAAGGGTAAATCTATTTAAACATAAATACATCAATTAAGTTAGAATTAAATAAATGTGTGATACAAATCAAACAGTAAATAATATAGGATATATAGGTGGTATAGTATTAAGTGTATGTTTAATACCACAAATATATAAAGTGTATAAAACAAAACAAGTTGAAAATATATCTTATTTATGGCAACTACTTTATATTATAGGTGTATGTTTACATTTATATTATGGAACTTATTATAATTTAGCGCCAATATATATACCTACAATAATCGAATTATTTTTTATATTAATATTATTAATATTAAAAATAATTTACTCTAACCAATCAACTCATATTATTGAATTAGAAATTTAAATCTATTTAAGGTTATAGATAATAAATATATATAATTTTAAATGGAATCTACATCTAAAATAAAACAAAAAACTCGTAATTATTGGAAGTCTGAGGAAGAAAATATTTTAAAACAATGGGCTGATAAAGCCCAATGTTATCAATGGATGCATTCTAAATGTAGAGATATATATAAAACTAAAAATGCTTGGTTTACAATTCCAGTAATCATTATTTCTACAGTAACTGGAACCGCAAATTTTGCCCAAGATAGATTTCCTGATAAATATAAAGACTATTTAGTTATGACTATTGGAACATTATCTATTATAGCTGGTATTATAACTACAATTTATCAATTTTTAAAAATTTCTGAATTAAATGAGGCGCATAGATCAGCTACAATATCTTGGGGTAAATTTTATAATACATTAAAAACAACAGTAGCAAGACATCCATTAGATAGAGCATCACCATCTGAATTAATAAAAATTTATCAAGATGAATATGAAAGGATGATAGAAATATCACCAGATATATTACCAAAGGTTTTAACGAATTTTAATAATGTATTTAAAAAGAATACTGAGTTAGTTAAGCCTGAAATTTGTAGTAAATTAGATACTACTCAAATATATAATATGACAGATGAAGAAAGAAAAAAAATGATTAATTCTATTAATAATGTAAAAACGAATAAAAAATTTGTTGATACATTTTTTCGTTTAAATGGTAGAAATCCAAGTGAAACAGAATTACAATCTGTTAGAGATTCTACAAATCTTAATATGGATATTAATGATGGTTCTATAAGTTCTAATATTACAACTATATCAGATGAATCAAATAAATCAAATATTTCTAAATCATCTGTTTAAATATTTTTGTATAATTTATATTTTTTTCCATATTTATTTAATATATATGCTGATAACCATCCAATAATAGTTCCGAAAGTATCACCTATACTATTAATAAATGAATCTTTGTATGGTTTTCCACCAGGCCAAAATTTAAGATATATATTTATTATATTAATACCAATATTAGTATTTTCTATTAGTTCAAAGACGCTATGAAGTAAAAACCAAGATACTAGAGAAATATTAAAAAAATACGCTATAATTCCAGTAGCAAAATGTAAATAAGTATATTGATCAAATAGGTAAATTCCCATTATAATAAGATAATATTATAATAATTATAATACTTATAATTAGAATTGTAAAAATATATTTATAGGTTTTAATGTTTTTATTATTTTTATAATATGTTATTGGTATTATTTGATTAAAATCAGGATATTTTGTATTAGGTTTATTCCATTTATAAATATTCATATTAATAATATATTTATTCCTTAAATATTTAATATTCAATTTTGATTAACCTTTAAGAATTCTAAATGGTTTATAAAAATTTTTAAAACTTGCCACACCATTATCTAATATTTCTAATATTTCCATTCTTTTATTTCCAAAAATACCAGAAAGACCAACATCAACTCTCCATAATTTATTATCACATTTACTATTAATATTATCTTGAATAGTGTGTCCGATTATCATATGACCTACATTTAATAGTTTATTAACTTTATTTATATCACTACATGAGGGGGATTTAGATCCATAATCTCTATTCCATATAACACCTTTTTTATCTAAAAAATATTTTTGAATATCATGATCATCCCAATCCTTTTTTCCTTGTAAATATAGTCGCATTAGAGTATTAATTTTTGTGATAAATGTTTTTTTTTCATTTGAATTTATATGTTCTGGTAAAATACCAGCGTGAACAAAAATAAAATTACCTATTTGTAATACGACATTTCGTGTACAAGACATTTTATTAAAAATATCACTACCGGGTGAAAATAATTTTTTTCTTAATTCTATTCCACCTTGAATATTTATATCTTTATTTGAAGCATATTTAAAATCTCCTAATAAATTCATAATTTCATGATTTCCTATTAAAGAATATACAGCTCCACCTTTTTTACTTGCTTTGTCATGAATTCTATCCATAAATTTAATTAATTCTATTTCTCCATATGATTCACCATCACCTCTTCCTCCACCATCTAATTGATCTCCTAATTGAACGATAGTAGTTTCTTTTGGAGAAGCAATCCAGTTTTCATTAATATCAATAAGATTAAAATGTATAAATAAATCTTTTGTTTTATTAAAATCTGCGTGAAGATCGCCTATTACTAATATTCTTTTTTTAGAACTAATTATTCCATTATTAAATTTATTACAATTAAAATTAGACATAATATAATAAAATATAATATTATAACAATGTATATTTTATTAATAACTTTAATTATATATTTAGTAATATTATACCAATTAACTAAAAAAGATCATTTTAATAATCCATGTACAGATTTTTTATCTAATAAAGATTATTTAGTTCATATGATTCCACATCATCAAGTAGCAATAGATATGTGTAATTTAATGATACCTTTATCTAAAAGTAAAACTATACAAAATATTTATAGAACAATAATTTTTAATCAAAATATAGAAATTATGTTAATGAATCAAGTTTTAAAAAATATACCTAATGTATCAAATAATTATAATGTAATATATAGAGATAACAAGTTTTTAACATCATTATCATATAATAAAAAATCATATCCTAAAAACTATTATTGTGATCCATTATTTTTTAAACCAAATGATCATAGTGCTCATATGAATCATATGAAGCATACAGATAAAAGTTTTTTAGAACATATGATTCCACATCATCAAGTAGCTATAGTAATGAGTGAAAGATTATTAAAACATACAAATAATACCCATATGATACGTTTATGCTATGAAATAATAACAGCCCAGAGAGGAGAAATATTAGAAATGAATTATCTGTTAGATTATTTAAATAAAAATAAAATAGATTTTTTGCCTAATTATTATTAAAATATAATATATTTATATGTTTGGAAATATAAGTAATTTTAACAAAGTTAGTGACTATTTGCCAATTTTTAATGGTGTATTAATCAGTGAATTAATTATTATATTACTAGTAAATATGGGTTTTTTTTCAAGTATTTTTTTAAAAAAATGGTATTTAAATTTTAATATTTCAGCAGTTATAATGGATGTATTTATTTTAGTTATTGGATTTATAATAACAAGATATTTATATAAAAAAGTGTTTAATGAATATAAATTATGGAAATTTATATTATTATTTTTAATAATACAAATTATTCATGATATTCTATTTTATATATTATTCGAACATATAATTCCAAAAGGTAATAATACAGTTATTGATTTATTTAAAAGATATGGAAAAGAAGTTGGTTTTGGAGCTATTATAGGAGATTCATTTATGGTTATAGTAAGTTCAATTATTGCGGCATTATTAGCAACTAAACAATTAAATTATAATATAATAATTTGTATTTTAACAGTTTATATAATTCCATATCTTATATTTTAAATAAATATTAATAAGTTTATTATAATGTTTTTTTTTATAAGATGTTATTAATATGTTTTTATATTTATTACAACATTCTAATTTGATAGAAAAAGAATTAGATAAAAATGTAAAAATAACTAAAATATTTTTATATGGAGGTATTTCTTATATAGTATTACACGCTACATTATTTATTGGTGGAGAAGAGGCTTTATTATATAGTTTTAAAAAATATTTTTGGTTATTTTTTATATTAGATATTGTTACAATTATATTGATAAACAATAAAGATATAGATTTAAATTCTATATTAAAAAGTATAAAAAATAATTTTATAAGTAATCCAAATAATGGAATAAATAATGGAATAAATAATGGAATAAATAATGGAATAAATAATAGATCAAATAATCCTATTAAATTCACTTCAAAAAAAAAAAAAAAAAGTATAAAAAAAAAAGTATAATTTTTAAAAAAAAATAAAAATTAATTTTA